CGACGCCAACGGCCAGACCGCGACATCGCCACCGGCTACGACCCAGCGACACACGGGCCGCAGTTCACACAGCGGAAGATCGCGGAGGTTGACGCGCAGCTTCAAGCGATGGGGTACCCGACCAAGGATGACCCATCGAGCTACTCCAAGTTCCTCCCGGCGACGCAGTCTGCGAACGGGAAGTTCCAGTTCGATCCCGAGGTCCATCAGTACGCCATCGACAACCCGGCCTTCGCCCTCAGCAAGTACGCCGAGGTCGCGAAGCAGACGCCGGAGCAACTGAAGGAACTGATTAACTCGGGTCAGTTCAAGCCCATGACTGACGCAGGCGTGGCTGGAGCGGTGTTCGTCGGTAAGGACGGCATCATCCACCAGTACATCGATCCGGTCGCCCCGTCGTACAACACGACACAGGTGTTCGGTTCTCTGCGTGGGAAGAACATGCCCGCCATGTTGGAGAAGCTGAAGGGATTGGACATCCTTCGGGGTCACGATGTGGTCGAACAGTATCGCAGCCAAGCGGGCTTCGTCGCCATTGGTCCTCGTGGGAAACCCGCAGGGCCGGAGTCAGCGAAGTGGGTCTCGAAGATGCTACAGATCGGGGGCAAGGTTGTGCCTCCTTCGGTTCTTCGGAACAACTCGAACAACAACTTCATGAACAGCTACTGGCTGTCCCCAGAAGGACGACTGATCGAGTCTCCTATGACCCATGCCGGACACGTTCGTGCGATGAAAGTCCCGGCTGTCCCCGGTTATGCTGGGACAGACGGGAGTGCGGGTGCTCAGGTCCAGACCCTCTTGAACATGGGCTTCGTCCGTGTGCAGGCGGCTGGCAAGCAGATTGGTTTCGATGCAGCGGCGGAACTCACCCCGACGCAGCGAGGGATCATCCGCGCAGCCACCGCTGACAAAGAGTTCTGGGCGGGTCAGGTGAACGACCAGAAGGGTCGGATGGTTCACTGGTTCAGCACCAACGACGGCGGCATCCACCGCTATCTCACAGCAACATCACCAGAGTAGGAGGCCACAGTGCCCGGTTTCGGTCCATTCCTCGAACAGATCGGTAAGGTGCTACCCGAGGTAGGGGAGGCACTCTTCAAGCCCGCCATCCCCGAAGCAGCGGATCGTACACCTACGTCGCTCATCGAGGCAGGGAACAAGATGCCGTCCACAGTCGGCCAGCGGCACGAGGGGGTCCCCTTCGCTGGGGACCCTACACTCGAAGCTGCGACACGCACCACGAACGTCATGCCCCAGACGGTCCCTGACTGGGTACGACAGAAGGCGCAAGCCCTGCGAGGCTTCGTTCAGTCGGACCCGGGGATGCCCCGGGACATCGCGGACCAGCTTGTCAACCATCGGCAGAACGTCGAGGAGTCGAACTACCTCGCCTCGAAGACGCTCGCGCCTGTGTACGACGGACTGACCCGGGACCCAGTGACGCAAGCAGCAGCGATGTGGGACTACGCGGTGTCGGCTGACGACCTCGCACAGGCCCAGCGCGAGGGCTACAGCAGCATCATGAAGGTCGGCGACAACGGCAAGGTGCTGCACGTGCCGATCGAGAAGTGGGCGGCCCACACGCAGCAGTTGAAGGACCATGTGGACGCCGATCCCCAGATCACGGACGCGCTCGCGAAGCGCACCGCGATGTGGAAGACAGTCTTTCAGAGCATGGTGGACGAGGGTGCCATCGTGCCTGAGCGGGAGTTGCAGGACTATACCCCCATGCGGCACCTTACGGGGATCGCGCGTGGTTTGGCTACTGCAACTGGGGACGAGACCCTTGTGCGTCGTCTCTCTGCCGTCAACGCCCGTGGGATAGCTGGCGGAGCCCGCGAAACTAACCTAGCCGTTCTGGAGCACGACGTGATCCGGCGATTCCTGAAGTGGAAGGCCGATCGCCAACTGTTCACGAACCTGATGGCCGACAAGACCATCAACCTCACCGACCAGTTCAAGTTCGGCGAGGCCCTCCCTGCGAACCTCACCCGGTACGATCCGGGCAAGGGACAGATCGGTTACATGCAGCGACCCCCAGAGATGGACTTCCTGTCCGGCGCGGCTGACGCACTCCACAAGGACAGGTACGCTAGCGGTGGCTTCGTGATCCCCAAGGCACTGAAGGGCGCACTGGAGAACATCTCTCCGCGCGACTCACAGGCTGAGGACGTGTGGCGGAAAGCAGGCAAGGGTGTGGCTCGGTGGCTCACCGTCTACAACCCGAAGAACCTCTCACTCAACATCGGCTCTGACCTCCTGACGGCCCTGATGGGTATGCCGGGAGAGAAGGCACAGCCGCTCGGCGTCCTCCGCTGGTACGGGAAGACTGCCCGTGGCGTCGTGCACGCCGCTGTGAGGGGTGAACCCTACATGGTGGACACGAAGCAGGGCCTGATGGACGTGATGTCCATGGCTCGTGAACAGGGCCTGATGGGCTCGACGTTCATGAACGAGGTCAAGGGAGGTGGCTCGATCGCACCGGAACTGGAGCATCTGCTCCCACCGGGGACCGTTCACCACAACCCCGTCACCGAGTTCGCAGGCAATCTACGTCAGGGCTTCGAGCTTGCACCGCGTATCGCGGCTGGGCTAGAGGCACTGGAGCGGACAGGTGACCTCAAGGAGTTCGGCCGGGTCGGGCGTGAGATCACGCTCAACTACGGCGGCGGAGCGCCAGAGGCGTCCCGCGTCCCGATGTGGAAGCTGCTCGCACCCTTCATCAAGTACACAGGTCTCGCGACCCGTCGCTTCGCCAACCTCGCCATGACGCCCGGCTCGCGAGGGCGCACGCTCGCCGCAGTCGTCGGCGTGCCGTTCGCGGCCATGATGTGGAATCAGCAGAACGATGCGTTCAAGCAGGTAGAGGATGCACTGCCCGACTACGAGAGAGCCGGGATGCACATCACCATGCCGAACCCAGCAGACCCGACGAAGCCGATGGTGGACCGACAGGGCAAGCCTGTCGTGCTCCGCTTCCGGTACCTGATCACCGAGGAGATGATGAAGCAGGCCGGACTGGGCAACCTCCCAGCGCGGGTTGGTCGTCTCATCTCGGGTCAGGACACGCCGGGACAGTTCGCCGGGGAGACCGCGAAGAACGTGGCGGGGAACATCGGATCGATGATCACGATGCCCTCGCTGGCGCTCGACGCTCTGTCCGACACGGACCGCTTCGGCAAGCACCGGGACCTCGGCGAGAAGCTGATTCGCACGATCCCGATGGCGCGCATCATCAACGAGGGATGGACGAACACGAAGGACTACGGTCCGGCCGCAGGGGCGAAGCGCACCGTCGAGGAACTGGCGGGCATGAGCTTCGCCAACGTGGACCGCAAGGGCCAGAACATCATGGATGCGGGATTGCAGGAGCGGCTGTTCGCGCTGAAGGATGCGCGGGCGGCTTTCCGCAATGCCAATCGACAGAAGAAGTCACCGACCGAAGTCGCGAAGACACGGCAGCAGTTCTTGAACGCAGCGACGGAACTCCAACGCTACGTCAAGATCAAGGGAGCGTCTAATGGCGCATCAGATACAGTCACCAACGAGTAACGCCTTAAGCCGGGGTTTCGGGACTCTCCCGATGTGGCTCGTTCAAACAGTCCTTGGGCTCCTGTTGTCTGGTGGCCTCGCGTGGTGCACATGGGCGTCTGTCTCCGCATGGAAACATGAGGTCCGGATCGGAGTGGTTGAGACGAAGGTCGATGACATCCATGGTGACATCGGTGAGATCAAGGAGATGCAGAAGGAGACCAACAGCAAACTCGATCGACTGATCGAAAGGAGTATCCGTGGCTCTCGACCCCCTCAGTAGTGTCCTAGACTTTGGCAAGGCCGTCATCGAGCGGTTCATCCCCGACCCGAAGGCGAAGGCCGAGGCGATCCAGCAGCTTGCACAGATGCAGCAGAGTGGGGACCTCGCGGCCATGGCGCAGCAGGCGAACATCAACGCCATCGAAGCCGCGAACCCGAACCTCCTCATCGCTGGCTGGCGACCCGCTGTCGGCTGGGTCTGTGGTGCGGGCCTCGCAATGGCGTACGTCGCGAGCCCGGCAGTCGCACTCGTCATCTCCCTCGTCGGCGTGTTCCATGGCAAGCCGTTCGTCGCACCCGTGGTCGATCTGACCACTCTCTCACCGATCCTGATGGCGATGCTTGGCATGGCCGGGCTCCGCACCTACGAGAAGGTGCAGGGCGCGCAGGGTAATCACTAGGAGGTTCACATGCAAGTCTTCCTGATGGCTGTTCAGTTGGTTGTGAGTGCGGCTGCGGCTTCACTCAACGGTCTGTTCTTCGGGGCAGGCTTCGCACTCTCGGCGGTGCTCGTGCAGCGTCGGATGGCGCAGAAGGATGCGGTGAAGCTGGGTGAGAACCCCGCGATCAAGCCGTAACGTACAAACGAAAAAGGCCCGACTCCCATCGCTGGGGGCCGGGCCTTTCGTTTTTCTGGCAGCGTTGCTATCCAGTTGACACTACACTGGGATGTCCTCTATCAGGGCACTCTCCATCAGCCCTAGTCAGGAGCAACCCAGTGGTGGGATTCGAACCCACACCTCTGCTCGCTCTAGTACCTACCGAACTTGGGCTTCGTCGTTGGTAGGTCCATCGTCGGCCACATGAACATCAGGTCTGTGCCACCGTTGCCACGGAGTAGAATCTCACCCATGGATGGTGTCTCAGGCTGTTGTGGCTTGGTTGGTACGCCCGGGGGGAGAATCTCGGGCTTCGGGGCAGCCGTGCCACCGGGTACCATTTGTCGCGCTTGAGTCGGGGGCTTGAGTTCGAAGGGCAGAGCACTCTCCCAATACCATTCGTACTTCGGCCACTTCATCCCCGAATCAAAAGGGCTTGGTAACGAGCACCTCACAGCGGTCCGGGTCCGGCGCGGTGCTGCCACCCGACACAGCCGCCAGCATGATCGCCTTGTTGCTCGCCGCCTGAGCGTCGTCGGCCAGCACGAACTGCGGCTGCACGAGCACGGACTTCTTCGCGCCCGAGATGCGCTCGGCCTCGGTCGGGATGTAGAGGACAGCGATGAGGAAGATACTGCCGACAGACAGGGTGTTGATCGCCATGGTGTTACTCCTTCTCTTCGATGGGTGCTTCAGGAGCGTCCGGAGCCTGACGACTCGGGTCGCGGATCATGTCCATCAGTCGCGTCAGCAACTGTGCGGTGGCACGTGCATCCTCCAGCGCGTTGTGAGCCTCACCCTTGCGGATGACGATCCCGAACCGCTGGCACAAGGCGTCCAGCCCTCGCGAGCGCAGGCCCGGTAACCGACCAGCAAGGTCGAGTGCGTAGGCCAGCGTCATCGTGTCCAACATCCTGTAGTGGAATACCTTGCTGTAGTCCTCACCCGCCAGTGCGAACAGCCGCTTGACGAAGCCCACGTCAAACGACGCGACATTGTGACCGGCAAGTCCCACAGGTTTGCGAATCCAGTTCTTCTGCAACCAGTTCTTCAGGTAGACCACCGCTTGGAGCGGATCATCTCCCACCCACGTTGTCAGGTCGATCCCGTTCACCTTGAGGGCGGCGGGTGTCGCGACGATGTTGGGCTCGGCGATCTGGATGTACAACTCATCCTCGATGTGCCCACCAACGCCGTACACGACCGCGCCGAGGGAGAGGATCGAATGCTGCGTCGGGTCTAGTCCACCCGTCTCGGTATCGATGACTAGCAGCTTTTCCTTGTTGTACATCAGCGGTGCTTCCAGACCATGACGGCGGCGTGGATCAGAGCGAGTGCGGCGGCGTAGCCTGCTCCGGCATTCTGCATCAACTGTCCCATGCTCATCGCCAGAACCCGAACTCGTCGCGCTCGATCTGGAATGCCTGAATCAGGTTCTGCCACAGGGCCGCCTGCTCCTTCATCGTCTTCCGGCCACTGGTGTCTTCCCAGTACGCCGCATTGCACAACAGAACTGCCGCTTCACGTGGTGTCATGACATCCTCTCTCCCGTCTCGATCATGTGTTGCAACCGGACGGCTCTCGGTCCCACTTGGTTCGCCCATACACTGTTCCGCATCTCACGACCCGCGTCGAGCCAGTCCTGCTCGTTGTCGAGGTGGCTCATCGCTCGGTTGATCGCCGCGTGCATCTTGGTGAACGCGCCGAACCGGTTGCCGAGATTGAAGGCCATGTTCACGAGCGCGTCCTGCCGAGTCAGGTCGATCAGCACCCAGTTCGGGAAGTACGAGCGCGCCCGACTCGTGGCCTGATCGATGTCGTACCGGAGCAGAGCCGCGATCTCGTCCTCCGTGATCGTGGACATCCGGGGAAGTGTCCCCGCTCCCAACTCATGTCCGACACCGATCGTCCAGATACCGACGCTGTCGCGATATGCCGAGTAGCGGTAGCCCTCGTCCCGCATCAGGTCCCGTTCGAGATCAGTTGGCATCGGGTTCGTTGATCGAGATGGAGACCCCGATCTCCGTGCCCTCGTTGCGCGGGACCTCCAGCCAACCCATCATCGACTGTCCGATGGCCTCTTCCAGCGTCTTCCCACTGAATGCGCGGAAGAACCTACCGTCCTTGATCAGGGCCGCTTCCCACGTCTCCCCGGTCTTCCTCGCTGCGTACGTCACTGACACTGTTGCCATTCTGTGCCTCCCTCGCGAGCTTGTCTGCATCGCTGATCAACTTCAACACAACCGCATCGGCGGTCTTCGGTGCACCCTTCTTCCGCCACGGAGTATGCTGACCATGGTAGAAGATGTCAAGCAGTTCCTCGACCGGTCCGGGTTCGAGCCCCGCCTTGATCGCAAGCACACGCCCCGCGAGGGCCTTGATGAACTGATCCTCATGATCCTTCCACCAGACACGCGAGCGAAGGGTGGGAGGGGGAGCCATGGGAATCTGCACTCGCGAGGCTTTCCGGGTTACGTAACACGCGACGCAGCGGATACCCAGTTCACGAGGCCGCCGCTCGCACGCCTCACACAGAAGGGAAGACATCGCGCGGGTCCACCCCGGGGTTGGCCCTACGCCACTCGGCGATCATCTCCAGCGTCAGAGCGTAGCCCGCCGTGTCAGTGTTGTTGTCACGCTTCGGTGCGTTCCGGTGCCGGGACTGCTTCACGCAGATCATCGCCTGCCCGATGTCCTCGGCCTCCAGCCGTGCACCCGGCTTCAGCTTGTTGCGGAGGAGCGCCGTCAGCATGTCCGCGCTCCGCGTCATGTCGAAGATCGGATGGCCGTACGCGGCACCCCGGTCACCCAGCACGAGGCGGTGAGCCTCTTGTGCGACGCTCTCCACAATGGGTATGTGGTACTGGACTTTCTTATTCGTGATCCACATCGGCTTCGGCTCGAACAGGTCCAACTGCTCCAGTGTCTCCTTCAGATCACCACCCTCGCGTATCTGCTTCTGGACGATCTCCTCCTGAGTCGGCTGAGTCTGCCGCTCCTCGATCGCCTGCCGCACGTACATCACCGCGTCGAGGAGTTCCTGATAGAGGTCCACGAGTGGATCGCGCCCATTCTCAGTCTTCAACTCAGTGCCGTACTTGGCGACACCCTGCTGCCTGCGCTCCTGAATGTCCGCAAGCACGAGGTCCGTCACCGAGGTCTTGCCCGGCTTCGGGTCCTGCTGCGGTCTTGTCGTATCACCCATTGGTATGATCCTCTCTTCATGTTGGTCCCAGTAGTCGTTCCACCAGTCGAGCATCTCCTGCCGGGTCACAGGGGGAAGGCACGTGTGTCCGATCTCCCCCAACTTGAACACGTACCCGCACTTTGTACACGGAGGGAACGTGTGAGTGGGTACGTACTCCACTATCTTCGGTTTCGCGTTGAAGCTAACCTTCCGTACGTCACCCAGCCAGAACGTACCGAACATGCCCCCGAGAGGGGCGAAGTACTCGCTGGCCTGTGATGCTACTGACTTGATCTTCTTCCGGAGTCCCATCAGGCCGCCAACTTCAGGGGCTCAACGTCTCCCCACGACATGCCCGGTTCGGCCATTTCGACTTCGACGGGGATATAGAAGCCCGGCTTCACGATGTCGAACTTCCGCTCCATGATGCGCTTCATCTCTGCCGCTGCTGCCCTCGCGTGCTGGCTGGGGACTTGGATCAGGATCGAGTCATGCACGGTGGTCGTCATGCGCCCCCCGAACGTCCGCGCCATCTTCGCCACTTCGCTAAGGACGCACCAAAGGACATCCGCCACGGTGCTCTGAGGGATGAAATCCACAGCCGCTGGTGCGTTGCCAGCATGGAAGAAACGGATTCGGCCAAAGGCGTTCTTGATGTACTTCTTGGACTCGCACAGGGCGACGAGGTGCATCTTGTATGCGTGAGTCTTGAAGTAGTACTTGGCGATCTCCGCGAGGATTCGCTTACACTCCTCCACTGGCACATACTGGTGCTCCTGTTCCAGAAGCATCTCGCTCACCTTCGCAGCACCAGCAAGGTACTGACCGGCGTACGTGATGTTCTTCGCGGTCTTGCGTGAGGTGTTGAACCGCACAGCGTTGCGGCTGTGCATGTCGCCAGACATCAGGTCGTCCATGAGACGGTCGTCGCCAGCCATCCATGCCATCACGAACAGTTCCGCGCTCTTGTAGTCCGCTTGGATGAACGTCATGTCGGCGGTGTCCGGCACGTACAGGCCGCGCACCTTCTTCGGTTGGTTCTGGATGTTCGGCCCATAGGTGGCGAGCCGCCCGGTGCACGTCGTGCCCTTCGCGGTCTCCAGCCCGAGGCCGGTCGGCTTCTTCTCGTGCTCGTCGTCCTTCGACACCGGCATGTACGACGGGTGAACCCAGCACTCCGCGTTCATCGCGGCGGGCTGGACGTAGGTGCCGATCAGTTTGCCACACGATCGCAACTGGAGTACGAGATCGAAGAACCGCTCGGTGCACCGGGAGTCCTCGGTCCACGGACCGGGATGGTGCTTGCGGGCGTAGTCACTCGCCACGTAGTGCTGGAGCCGCACGAGGGCGAGTTCGTCTGTCGTCGCCCCGGCTTCCTTGGACTTGGTGCGCTGGACCGGCAGGCCCCACTCACCGTACATCAGGTCCTGTAACTGCTGTGTCGAGCCGGGATTGGTGCCGGGGAAGTGACGCCCCCATATCTGCTCCAGCCGGTGCTGCTTGCGCTCCAGCCGCCCGACGAACTTCTCGGCATACGGTCTGTCCACACGGATGCCGCCACGGTTCAGGGTCGTCAGTTCGCGGATCGTGGCGCACACGCCGGGTCCCGGGTGGTCGCCCTCGCCCATGAACAGGTTCCAGCAACCAAGGTTCTTCATGACTGTGATGATGCTGATCGCCAGCCATGCGGTGACGAAGGCGTCCTTCGCCGAGTAGAAGCGCGGGTCGGCCTTGCTCAGTTCCGACCACATGGAACCCTTCTGGCCCTTCCACGGCTTCAGGTCGTGGTAGATGGTGATCGCACGGGCCAAGGACTTGTGAAGGTCGGGCTGGAGAACGACAGCACCGAACATAGTATCCACCAGTCGGTGGTCAAGTACGGCGTCGGAGATTCGTACTCCGTTCGCGATGAGGCGGGGAATGTCAAATGGGCTGTTGTGTACAGCATAGTACCTCCCCGGGAGATCGAACAGCCACTGGACGAAGTCCCTCGTCTCGGTCGTCCACTCCAGCGAAGCGGTGCACTTGCCATCACTGAAGGACACGAGGTCGATGACCTCGTTGCCCACGCCGTGTGTCTCGATGTCGATGGCGATCACGTCGCCCCACACGTGCTCGTGCAGGTCGTTGACCGAGTGGAGTGTCAGGTTGCGGCCGAACCGCTTGACCGTGAACTCGGTGTAGAAGCCATCGCGCTCCAGCCGGTCGTCCAGCATATACAGGCCGCCGTCGATCGCCCGCTTGCACCGCTTCACGTCTTCCTTGAACGCGGGGCGCACCGCGAACTGTTCCATGCGGATGTGGTCGAGGCCGTAGCTGGGGATCACGACGCCAGTGAAGTCGGTGCCGAGAAGACCGCCGAGGAGTGTGGTCTTCTGCCAGCCGAACTTCGGGTCACCTTTCAGGTGCCCGTTGCCCTTGTTCTTGTACTCGCCAACCTTCACCCACGACTCGGTCGTGATCGAGTGGAAGAACTCCTTGTCGAGCACGTAACCGCGTGCGTCGAGGATCGTCTGCGTGATACCGGTGAGTGGGTACAGCGTGTCGCCCTGTAGTGCGAGCACGACCTTCGGGCGGGACTCTGCGATCTCCTGAGAGAAGCGCGGCCACGCAGCCCGGACCTGAGCCTTCGACGGGCGGCCACCACTATTCGCGGGGGGCTCGTCGATCAGGAAGACGATGCGAGTGTCGAGCTTCGAGATACCACACTCGTCTTGGACAACCTTCCAGAACCAAGCCTCCATGCCCTCGCTGGGCTCGGCGATCATGGTGACCAGAAGTGGTGCGTCTACTCTACCACGTGCATTGCTCACTGGGTCCTCCTGTGGGGTAGGCGGGGCGACTCAACGGGATCGAGTCCATTCTGAGATGTATCGAGGGTTCCATCGAAGAGTCGCCCCTTTCACGGGGCCGGGGTCACGGGCGTACCTACCACTGTGTGCATTGCTACGAGCTTGGCATGTCGCTTCGACATACGGTCGCTCCTGAACAGTCGGCCACCCACGCCGGGCTCTCTGTTCAACCACCAGAGGAACCGCAGCGGCAGGATGAACCTCCACATATTTCTGATCCAGACCAGTACTTCTGCGTCGGTGAAGACCGCATCCCCACGCTTGGCGTTGCACCCCGAACACAGCGGTCGGTAGTTCCCGTCGTTGACGTGGGGCGTGATGTGATCTAGCTGAAGACCACGGCCGGTCTTGCGGCTCCCAAGGAAGCGGAACCATGGACCGTCGCGGTTGTACTTCCGCAGGATGTAGTTCGGTATCCCACAGATTGAGCACCGTGTCTCCTCAGCCATGAGGATCGGTGCCCACTTCCGTGCTTCCTCGTCACTCAGGCCGTGGTGTTCTCGCAGCCTCTTGATCTTCCCCACCAGCGACGAGTTCCGCGCCAGCATCCGCAGTCGTTCCGTCTCCCTCGTTCGAGCCATTCGCCTTCTCCCTTACCGACGCGCCCATCTGGTCGGCCAGTTCCTGCGGAACGCCGAACGCGATCAGAGCCTCAGCGAGTTGCTTGACGACGTGGTCGAGGGCGAGGTCCACAGCATACCGCTTCATGTCGCGGACATCAGCTTCCGGAATCTTGAATGCCAACCCATCGATGTACAGTACGTTGGTGGAAAAGTCGAACAGTTGGACCTGAGTGAAGTCCGGCAGCTTGACGACAGGTTGTGGGATGAACATCCCGGCCGCAGGATGAGAAGCGAGGAACTCCCGCGCCGTTTGCCGATCGGGTGTTCCCTGACGCCGGACCTCCTGATCGAGAACCGTGTTCAACTCTGGCCGACCAACTCCACCCGCTGCGGTCTGTGCCTCTGCGAGGGAGCCGTACTGGTTGTCCTCACCCTCTTCCTTGGGAAGAAGACCAAGCTCTCTCGCCCTCGCGTCCCGGGCCGCAGCCTCTTCTGCGCTCAGGGGCGCTGGATTGTTCATAGCCGCCGACCGCACCGAAGTCCCCGAACCAACCTGAACAGGTTGGTCCGTGAGACTCCGGCCCGCTGCCGGTAGCCCAGCCGCCGCGTTCACCCGCTTCAGCATGTCTGCTGCTTCGGTGGCCGCGTTGCGCTTCTGAAACGCTGGACTAGGCATCAGCCCTCCTAAGCCGCAGGCGCGTCGGGCAGGTAGCTCTCGACGTTGGTGCGGCGATCGTGCTTCCGCTTCTCACTCTTGTTCGGCGCATCCTTCAGGTTGACGAGGACGGACTTGCCGGTGAGCGGGGAGTCGGTACCGTTGAGCGGCCCCTTCGGCGGGAACACGCTGTTGAGCAGGCTGGCCTTGAGGCCCTTGCTCTTGTCACCGTCCTTGACCCGGGGCGTGAAGCCCGTGGCCGCGAAGAGCGACGTGATGGCGGAGACCGCGAGGTTGTGCGGGAACGCGGACTTCATGGCCGCATCCTCTGCCGTACCCTGACCGAGAAGCAGGCGGATGTTGAGCGTGTGACGAGCCCACGCGCGCTTCTCCTCGTTCGGATAACCCGCGCGGACCTTCAACTGCACGACGGCGTTGATCTTGTTGGTGTCCTCACCGCCGCCCTCACGCCACGCAGCCTCGATGACCGCACCTTCCATCCACTCGTTGTACTCGTCGAAGGGAGCCTTCTTCGAGACGGTGTGCTTCGCATCAGCGGGGACGACGAACGGCGCACCCTGATCGAGAGCCGCAGCCGCAGCCTTCTGCGCGCCATCGCTGATGTCCACGAAATCAGGGGTCGGGATGTTCTGGTCAGCCATTGGTGATCTCCTTGTTGACTTCCTTCTCGTACAGCGTCCAGTAGCTACTCGGGTTGCGATCGAGGAATACCTTCGCCAGCTTGTTCGTCCCCTCCTCGTCGGAGGTCCTGATCTTGCTGATGAACTTACCGTCATTCTCCGTGATAGCCACGACCACGTCAGACGGGGCGTCGTCGCCCGGGACGAGGATGGTTTCACGGATCAGACGAATGACGGTGTTAAACTGCGCCGGGATGTACTCAGTCATCGCGCGGCCGGGGTGAGCCGGGCCGCCGACACTGTGCACGCCCTCGACGATCTTGACATCCTCGTGCATGACGAAGATGATGTGCATGTTGCGCTGGTTCTTGAACAGCATGTCCAAGTACCCACGCGACAGAGACTCGATGGCCTGATAGTCACCCCGGTTCGGGATGGCCTGTCCGCCCTTCTTCGGGTCGCCGATGACGTAGTGCTTCTCACGATCCATGGTCTGTGCGTTGGCCGCGTAGCTGATCGTGTCGAGGGCAACCTTGGTGTAGGTGTCCACGACGAGCACGCCGATCCCGGGATCGACCGCCTTCCAGTCCTGCATACAGAACTGCATGAAGTTCACGGTCGGGTCGTCACCCTCGGGAATGACCGGGATGATCCGGCCACGCTTGGCGAGGCCCGTTGAGCCCAACGATTCCGAGTTGGTGTCGGCCGCATAGTAGGCGATCTTGCCCCACGACTCGGGTACGGACAGCGCGAGGCGGCTCTTGCCAATGCCCGCGCGGCCGTAGATGATGATGCGCTCCTTGGTCGCCGGAGCGGCGTCCTTCAGAATCCGCAAACCCATTGTCTCTCCTTCAGTTAGAGGTGGACCTTAACTCTACACGTTTTGCGATCGCGTGTCAAGCCTTTCCGTACGACGTTTCGATGACGTGGTCGAGTTCCCTCTCGGTCATCTCTTGGTCCGGGCCGCAGATGCCGTTGGCGTAGGCGATCGCCGCCCTCGCCTGCGCGCGCTCGATCCCGCACTCCTTCAGCTTGGTGGCCGTGTGCCACGCCGTCTCGTGACGGCCCGGAGCCTCACGACCCTCGGTCAGGTAGACCTGAGCCTTCTTCGTCAGGTTGGTGAACACCTTCTGCCATGGCGTGCCGGGTGGCACTTCACCGGGCTCAGGCTCCGCGTACACACTGTCAGGTGTCCCAGTTGTCAGGAGAGCCGCATACCCACTGAACCGCTCCCGCGAGGGCTCAATGATCTGAGCCATCCGCCCGGTCTTGATGTTCACGGTCCCCGGACACCGCATGACACGTGGTAGGTCTGAGGTGCACGAGTCGAGTCGGCATCCATACGTCGTGCCGATCTTGTCACTCACCCGCTTGAGCCAGTGACCCATGGCTTTGCGTGCGGTCTTCCGGGTGCAGATGCCGAAGGGTGGCTCGACCGGAACACCCTTCATTGAATCATACGAGACTCCAATGTACACCCCTTCCATCTGTCGGTCATCGAGCACGGTGTCGTCCATCCTGATCCATGCCTGACGACCACGGCCACTGTCGATGATGAGCGGACGGCGCTGGCGGAAGTTCCGGCCAGACCACTCACCCAACCAGAGGAGTGCATCCTCCAAAGCTTCCTCGGGAAGGAAGTCTTCCTCTACAGGGTCCATGTCAAGCAGTAGGTACGACCAGTGCGTGACATCAGCGGCAGCATGGCGCATCCCCACCGTGCTCATCGTGGGGTTCGGTGCGACATACACATTCATGCCCTTCGCTTCCGCACTCTGTGCGAACCGTTCCATCTCCGCTGGGTTCCGTGCGAAGTCTCCCATCCTCCGGCTGTCCGACCGGGCGAACATCCTCACTACGTGTTGGGGGCTCGGGTGTGGGAGTAGGTCCCACAGTTCCGTCAGTGCTGGCCGTACGATCATCGAGTCTCCATGTGTGGTAGAGGTGGTTGGATGGGACCTTCGGGATGATACACCCTTCGGGCCATGGCTTGTTGACTGGGGCGATGAACGTGATCCAGCACATGATGTCGCACTTCGGATTGTCGTAGCGGTGCCCTTCGGGGCACAGCATCCGGTTCTTGATCGCCCGCTGCCAACGCTGGTAGACTGCGGGCCGTGTGACCCGCAGCCACCAGTGGAAGAGTCTAGCGGTGAAGCGCACCGGGCTCCCCAGCCACTCGGCGAAGCTCCCGCGTGATGGCCTTGCGCGCCCCACTGCGGGACGAGAACAGCCGGATCGCACCATCGACCGTACGGAGATAGTTGAAGTACGAGCCGGTGTGGACCTCGACCTCGAACTTACCAATATCCCACATCGCACTCACGACCTTGTACGTCGTCGTAACATCCACCGTCTGCGTGCTCGTCATGTTCATTCTTGCTCACTCCCTTCCGGAGTCTCGTACGTGTCTTCCCGCTTCTTGAAGTAACGCGGGTCACCCAGTTCGTACTCACCCGTGAGGACACGGAAGTACTCGTCTGGGCTGTTACCATATGCCCCACCGTTCATGTTCTCGTTCGGGGCGGGCACTTCCCCGATCGATAGCCATCTGTGGCGACAGGAACGCATCTCCCTCGCGTGGTGCCTGATGCTGTCCATGACGTGCTCGTGCAACGGGCTGTCGAGATCGATGTTGACCGGAACCTGTTGGAACATCTCCTCGTATCGCTTGCACTCACCCAGCGGATTCGCCTTGGTCACCTTGGTCCGGTACTTCAGCTTCCGGATCAGATCGAACTGCGTCCCGCCGTATCCCTTGAACTGTCCGGCGTACTTCACCATCAGTCCTTCCGCGTACATATGCTCGTGGTAGCTGCGCTTGGCGAGGTCGGTGAAGACGCCGAAGTGCGTGCCCGACGCGAGGGCTTTGTGCTGAACATGCCAAAGAAGTCCGTGGCGTACAGCCACACGATCAGGGCGACCACGCCCAACGAGACCGTCTCCCAAGTCGATTTCAAACGGCACCTCCGCTTCGATGCACTCGATCTCGAAGGGATAGGTGTCGTGCCACTGAACGAGCGCCTCCGTGAGATCGTCCAACTGCTTGAGAACCTTGAGGCCAACAGCGATGTCCACCTCGTCGTTGGTCGTCGCCATCAGGGAGAGCCAGTTGCCACGGTGGAGATTAATGCACTCCAGCATGTCACACTGGCCGCCACTGTACGTCTCGAAGATGCGGTGGATCAACTTGCCGAAACTGAGGGGCTGGGCCTCGTGCAGCGGCACCCAATCCATCACCCACTTGGCCCACCAGCGGAAGCGGCACCGCTGGAAGTCCTGCATCTCGGAGATGTTGAAGACCATGTTACCGTCCCACGTTTGCACCGACCACCTCGAACTTGTGTGCCGCATCGTTGTCCACCGTGGCCTTGAACAGACTACCCGTGGCGATGTGGAAGATGACGATGCCCTCGGCGGGTTGGCCCGGGGCAGCGACAGAGCCCTCGTTCTTCAGGAACTCCAACTCGAACTCCGGCATGTACCGACGCCCGGGAGGCGCGGGTTTGTCGAGGAACTTCACCGTCCCGTCCTCGTTGAACTTGTCGCTCTCGTCGATGTACCCCGCAACAGACCCGACCGGCATGATCCACGGACCGTGCCAGAGAACCGGTACAGAGTAGATCGCGACGCCGAGTTTCCGCGCATCGGCGAGTGCCGTCTCACCATCGGGCGACGCCCACCGAGACGTGTTGAACAGACTGAACCGCTTGTGGTCGAGACCGTATCCGCGCTGGATACCCTTGCCCCACCACTCACCGAAGTGCGTGCCCTCACCGAGGGTCGAGATCAGGACATCCGCGTTGGCATCGACCCACGCACGGAAGCCCATGTTGTCCTTCTGGGGTGTGAGCATCCGGGTCCGTGACTGGGCGAAGACTTCGAACATCCCACCCTCGGCACGACGGATGACGACCGCAGCGTTGGTGCCATCGATCTTCTCGGTGATGACGATGTCACGGTTCATGCGGCCGATCTTCGGCCATGCTTTGAACTCGGGAGCCATCGCGAGGAACCGCTCCTCTGCCTCCTTGGCAAGTTGCTTCTCCAGATGAAACTTCTCTAGTTGCTCAGGCGTTTTCTGCATCGGCACCCTCCACAGCGGTCTCCAGCGTCACGGCCTGAGCCGCCGCCTCGTCCGCGATCTTGTCCAGCACAGCCTGCTTCTCCGGGTTCGCCTGACCGGCCCACGACAGAGCCGCATCCTCAGACGACTGCAACTCCTCATCGGTCACCGGCTCCGTGTGCGTCTCGGTCTCCAGCAACGTCGGGTGCGGGAGTCGGAACATCACCTTCCGCATGAGCACGACAACCATCAGGCCGCTGCCGTTGGGCAGAAGCGCCGACAACTGCCACTGCTCCGGACCGTTCACCTTCTCGGTGATATAGTCACCAGCCGTGCTAGTCGAAACGGACTTGGTGTTGAACTGAATCTTCGGGGCGATGAACCCGATCACACCCTCTTCCACCTCGGCAAGCTGTGACTTCGGGTAGTAGTGCGCGAGGTTCTGTTCGAGATCATACTTGCTCCAGTCCTCGGTCGCCGGGTCGAACGGCTTCTCGGCTTCGGGCTGGCCCTTCGTTGGCGTACTATCCGGCTCACCCTCACCAGACACCGCATCCATCTCAGCAAGAGCGGACGCGACCACAGCATCGTTCTCACCACCAACGGGAACATCCTTGCTCAAGCCCAGCCGGGCCATCAGGGCCTCGACGCTGGACTTCAGCGTGCCCTCCTTCTCGAAGTCGTACTTAGGTGCCTCGGTCGGTGCATCGGCGGGGAGGATCGGCGATTCGTTCTGTTCGTCAGCCATGGTGTCAGTTCTCCAGTATGGTAAGGGTGAGCCACTTCGACAGCTTGTGCGTCTCGGTCGTGTCGGTCTGCTCGGCGGGACGGCCGAGGTCATACAGGGCGCGGACGATGAGGCGCGTGGCCTCGTCGGGTACGTAGATGCGGAAGTCGGCGGGCACTTCATCGGACGTGTCGTCTGTTAGTTCGACGCTCCACTGGTATGCCTTCGGCACGTGCCGCATCACCTCCGCGACTGCGAGGAGGATCGAAGGAACACCGGGGGTCTTAAACATCGGGAGCCCCGAAGTTCTGCCTGTCGAGCACGCAGACAACGCCTGCGTGGTAGACCGGATCGCCGAAGACCCGGATCACATTCTGAATGAAAACCCAATCGCTGACAAGCAGTTTGTTGGCTTCGAAGCGCGCCATCTTCGGAATCCCGTAGCGGTTGGGGAGAACGATCTGCTGCCCGGAGACATGCCCACACTCCACGCTATCGTGCAGGAGCCGCCCTGTGTGCCACATCGAGAAGATGTGGGGTGAGAGCGGTCCCCGCCGCACACCCGCCCGAACGAGGGCGAGAGCATCAGCGGTCAGTCGGTCATCGTCGCCGAGGAACATGATGAACTTCCCGGTCGCCCGGGGGATCGCGTAGTCACAGGGTGTGCAGCCGAAGTCCCCCGTGTGCTCAGGTGTCTCCAGATACCGGAGCCTCGGGATCGCCGCACAGACTACTCGGGCGAACGGCACCGGCCCATCACCCACGATGATGTACTCATCGCCCTCTTGAAGCTGGGGGTAGACGCTCTCGATCGCGGACAGGATGGACTTGCGGCCGAAGGTCGGGGTGATGATCGTGATGGTTGGGGTCATTCGAAGAACCCCACGACCGCGTCGATCACCTTGTCCTGATCGCACTCCGACATCCCGGGCCACAGGGGGAGGCTCATGATCTCCCTCGCTGCGCGCTCGGCGACGGGGAACACCCCGGCATCGAGAGTCTCGGAGAGCATGAACGGCTGACGGGACATCACACAGGGGTAGTGGGAGAGCGAAGGGATGTCCCGACGTTTCAGCCACGACATGAGAGCGGCACGGCGTTCCGTCATGACCGGGAAGAGATGGTTGACAGAACGAGCGTCCGGGGCAACCTGAACGAAGCGGAGGTCTCCGATCCCGGCCAAGTGCTTACGGTAGTTGTCCGCGAGCACCTGACGCTTGGCGTTCTGCACGTGCAGCTTGAGTAGCTTGACACGGAGTACGGCTGCCTGAATCTCGTCGAGCATGGAGTTGCGACCGACAAGCGTGTGGATATACCGGTCGGTGCGCCCACAGTCCCGAAGGAGCCGGACCTGTTGGTCGATGAATGGGAGCCGGGTCGTGATCGAGCCCGCCTCCCCGATCGCCCCAAGGTTCTTGGTCGGGTAGTGGGAGTAGCAAGCCACATCGGAGTGCTCACCCGGGTGTGCCCCATTGTACCGTGCACCATGCGCCTGTGCCGCATCTTCAAGAAGTACGAGCCCGTATGCCTGAGCAGCCTCACTGATGGCGGGCATGTTGCACATCTGGCCGAACAGGTGGACGGCGATGATCGCCTTGGTCTTGTTGCTCCCGGTGTTCAGGAGGGGTGCGTCCATCAGGAGCGTGTCGGGATTCACATCTACGAACACGTTCTTCGCACCGATGGAGGCGACGGCCTGTGCGGCGTACGCGGCGTTGAAGGCGGGGGTGATAACCTCGTCACCCGGACCGATGCCGAGGGCGAGGAGGGAAAGGGTGATGGCGTCTGTGCCAGAGCCCACGCCGACTGCGTAGGGCGCGTCATTGTAGAAGGCCCACTCCTTCTCGAAGAGGGACAGTTGCTTCCCTGCTACGAACTGGTGTGAGTCCACGACAGCCGCGAGTGCGGCTTTCACCCCGGCGTCGAAGTCGAAGTCCATATTGAAGTTCATGCGTCCTCCCCGTTGTGGTAGCGCATGATCTCGTTATACACGCGCTCAGGGTAGTCGGAATCGTTACGGTGGAAGAGGTGCTGTACACCATCGGCCTCGGAGACAACCACCCAACCCGCCAACTTGTTTAGGTGGCAGATGGCCTTGTTCGACACAAGCTGTGTCCCTCGCAGGGTGTGGTACCTCGCGTGGTGCAGATAGAACTGGATGACCTCACGGCCGTAGCCCTTGCCGTGCACGCGCTTCGCGAGAGCGAACATCGGCGTGACGATTCCACCTTCACGGTGAGTCAGCTTGACAAACCCGATGATGTCCCATGGGCGCTCGGGCTCGGAGAGCAGCCAGATCGTCGTGGTCTCCAGCGAGAGGTTGGCCCACCATGTCTGCTGCTGCTCGGGTGTGTTGGCGATGAGGGGACGGGTCGAGAGGTCGGCAAGGGCCTCGATGTACAGAACGCGCAAAGCCTCGACTAGTGCCGGGTGCGCGTCACGGGGCATCTCGTATGCGAGTAGTCTCATTGTGTCTCCCGCTGCTGGGCCTCGATCGACATCTCACGGAACATCCGGGCGATCGCGCTCATGTACTGGTAGTCAGTGGCTGGTGAGTCCGGGTGGTCGATGATCAGGGTGTGGCGGAAGAGAGTCATACCGTTCGGCATCTCGGCACGCACTTCGACACGCCGGTAGTCGCCCGTGTACTGCGCGACACGCTCTACGGCAACGTAGAATCGACCCACTTACCACCTCCACGAGATTGCGAAGCACCACACTCGCAACCACCACGCCTTGTATGAGTACTTCGGTGGTGCGTTGACGATGAAGCACGCACCCCATCTCCACGGGTAGGTGCGGAAGGCGAGTGGCCCCACCTGAATCCAGAGGGACCACTCGAAGACGTACCGGTTCACGGATGATCCCACGACTCAGCAGGCCCATCGAACTTGGAGTATGACTTCATCTTAGGTTCGTCACGGAAGACGCCGAGGAGATCGGTCTCCATCACAAGGTAGCACTGCTCCTTCGGAGCGCCATCCACAAGCTCCAGCATGAGCGGAGCACCACTGTACTTCGGCGTGACAACGGTCTCCAGTGGTCGAACGGTTGTGACCTTGGGTCCGACTGCGAGGATGAGGGCGATCTGAGACTCCTTCGTCTCGTCGAGGTGCACGACCTCGATGAATGCGGATTCGAGCTTCTGCTCATCGAGCCTCTTGATCAGGACGCGACTCCCCTGTGGGGTGAACGTGTTCATGTGATCCTTTCTTGCACGGCGTTTGTGCCGTGACGGAAAATACTTCACCAAACTCTGTGTCGTAATGGTCACCCTCGAACTTAGGATCACACCCTGCCTTGAGGCAAGGCTCGCAGATCACTGGGGTATACATCACCCAGACCGGTTCACCACAACAGGTGCACCGAGTCATTAGTTCTCCTTACGCACGATCGAACTCCTCCGCTTCGGCTTCGGTCGTGAGGGCACGGATCATGCCTCCGGGTTGGGCCTTCGCGATGCGGCTGGCGGAGGCAAGGTTGTGGAGGATCAGGGCACCCTTCTTGTTCGGGGAGAACGTGTACACCAGACCATTCTCATCCTTGTCATCTGAGTACTCGGACTGGTACCAGAGCAGTTCGGAGTAGTGTGGCTCAGTTGCAACCTTCGACTCCCTGAACACAACGTACCACGGGCTCAACGTGCTCGGTGCGCTCATTCCGTGAGATTCCGCATCGACACAGTGACCCACCCGTTCTCTTCCGGGTTGTCACCGATCATCCAACGATTCTCCCACACCTGTCCATGTCCATCGAGCCCATAGAGCACGTTACGGGGACCACCATCCTCAGCCTTACCCTCTTTGATCGCAACGATCTGTACCAACTTGAGCTTCTTCATGCGTCCTCGAATGGGGGGAGTGTACCGGGTTGGTGACGCCTCACGCCCTCGTTGGGCGCGCGGTACTTCTTTTCTTTGCGGACCTTCTTCACCTTGGGTCGCGTCTGCGCTTCCTTCTCCAGCGCGTCTTCCAACTGCTCGGGTGTGAGGGAGACGTGCCGCAGGGGATCGTACTTCATATGATGGCTTCTCCATACTGTTCCACACACGAGCGGCCAGTGCTTGGTTGTGCATACACTTGTAGTAGAGCGTGTTCGGCCCGCCCGGTTTGTCGAGACACCCCGGTCCGAGAGCATTATACTTCCCTCCGAGTGGACAGCCGGGGCACTTGCACTCAGTCGGGATCGGGAGCTTCATCGGTAGAACTTCGGCGTCGAGCCACCCTTCGGGGGACCGGGGATGGAGGGGATGCGGACTACTTCGGCGTGACTTACCGAACCCCAGAGCGTCTCATCCTCCAGACGGGGGCATGGAGGATTCGGGTCGTTCACTCCCTTGATGTCCTCGAACTCAAGACCACACGAGCATCGGTACTTATACACCGGCATCGGTATCTCCTTGGGCCAACGCAAGATACAGCACACGACCACCCGGCTGGTGCTCCTTGGCGACGCGAGGCTTGACCTTGCGTAGCTCGGCACCGAGACGGCTGTAGATGACCTGACGGAACTTCTTCAGGTCGGGGATGATGCCACTCATGCTCGGGTGAAGTGCATCGGCGATCTGGTTGACGCTCACCATCTGTCCGCGAGCAGCAGTGTTCAGCCAGCCGAAGATGTCGTCCGCGATGCTATCGGTCAGCGCACCCTTCGCTTCGGCGGGGGGCTGGACGAACACGAGACTAGCCTCGGTCAGGTCCTCGACGTTCATCGTGTAGAAGAAGTCCGGGGGTGTGATGCCACGGAACTTCTTGAACTTGGCATGGATGATGTACTTGTCTTCCTTCGTCGAGTTGATCTGGATGCGGTTGTCGAGTGCACCGGGAGCCGAAGAAGCTCCGCGCCATTCTTCCCCGTCGTTGAACTCGCCAACCTTACCGTTGTGATGGAGTACCAACACAGCACATCCGGTCTGCTCTGAGATGAAGCGGATGTTGCGGAAGCACTCTTCGGTGAGCGTGTTGTCATTCTGGTTCCCTCGTGTCAACTTGGAGAACGTGTCGAAGACCATCAGGGAAAAGCCACGACGCTCGCCTTCGAAGCCCCAGCGGAACTTGTTGCTAGTGGCGATGATCTTGCGGACGGTGTCAAGGTTGTCCAGCATGAAGTTGGACTGGATCAGGAACCGGATGCGCTCGTCGAACGGGTTGGGCTCGAACACGCCGCCGAGGGCAAGGTCTTCCTCGGTCGGGTTGTGCAGTGCCCAGTCCTTGGCGGTGAGGCGACGCCACTGTTGTGCGTAGTCATGCTTCGAACTGTCGGACCCGACGAACAGGACGGTGCCGGGCTCCGCTTGAAACGAGCCCAGCATCCGGCCACCGACGATGTGCGCGCGGCACATCTCCAGCGCGAACCACGTCTTGCCCACACCGGGTGGACTGGTCAGCGCCGTGATCGTGCCCTTCGGCAGCATCGCCTCGATCAGCATCGGTGGTGGCTCGATGGTGTAGAGGTCGGTCGATACGTCAGTGACGTAGGGCTCGATCGCGTCGAGACCCACGGTGCGGATGTCGATGTTCATCGAGTGCTGATCTCCATCTGCTGAAGGATGTACTCCGGCTTCTGCCGCACCTCAGCGTAGTGACCATTGATGGACAGCGATGACCCCTCCTTCCATGCTTGGATGGTATCAATCGCATCGGGACGGACCCACATATCTGTGTCGGGAAGGTTGTCCCAGCGGCTAATGAGTGTCAGCTTGATCATCGAGCGCCCTTTCGAGGAAGGCTGCGTCCTCACCGATGGCGACCACCCGCTTCTCGGGGAGCCAGATACCGGCAAGGTTGGTGCTGTACTTGGCATTCACGTCGATGCAGATACCTGTCCCTCGCGTGCGAATGTCGTCGGCACGGGAGTGGCCGAAGATTTGGGGGACAGGGTGAAGCGGCTCCTTCTCATCACGCCAGAGGATGCCACCCTCGGAGTCGAAGCCACCCCGGCTGGGACCGATCGCGTCACGGACTGGGCTTGGGCGACGCCAATCGAAGCACTGGTTCGCGATGGCGAAGGACAGGCCGTAGGGTGTTTCGGTGCTGAGTGTGGAGTAGAACGCAAGGTGGGCTGCCCAGTGTGGAGACAGACCTGCGTGGGAGAGGAGGAACCCGTGCCGTTCGAGTGCGAAGCTCATCATCACGTCATTGATCATGGATTGTGTGCCCGCTAGGGGTGGGGCATATCCTCGGAAACGATGATCAGGTGAGATGACAGCGGCGTCGTGGTTCCCCCAGATGAGACGGAAGTTGGGCTGGCCGATCACCCACTTCCATGTGTCGTTATCGCGTTGGCGTGACTCCTCGTCATAGTTGCCGAGATCACCCAGTTGGACGACTTCATCCTCACGGGTGACCCCCGCCTTTTTGAGGAGGTCCATCAGCTTTCCGAGGTGACCGTGTACGTCACCGATGACGAAGGTGCGACGGGTCATGACTTCAGGTAGCAGGGTCATGTGGTCCTCAACTTGGGGCGTGACACCCACGTCAACTCGATGGCGTACGAGCGACTCCAGAGCACAAGGTTGAGGCGGATGAGACCACCGTCCACGGCGCTCGGGAGGAACAAGCCGAGGCTGAACAGGCGTACGCCATTGAACGTGTACGTGGTGAAGCGCCACTTGAACTCCGTGTGTCTCATCGTCCCCCCTCCAACTGCTTGATGCGCTCCGAGAGCGCGTGGATGCACTGGTACAGGCTCGTGTGTATCTGGTTCTCGGGTGCCTTCTGCATCTCACCCGGTCGCATCTTGATGTGAGTGATGGTGTGAAGTTCACTGTCACAGATCAGGCATTTGCTCATCTGTACTGCCTGACGAACCAGACACCAACGGCGCAGCCGAAGCCCACGAGCGTGATTGCGGCTGCCTCCGGGTACTTGGTGATCAGGTAACACAGGCCCCCGACGCCTGCGACGACGCCGAAGAAGATGCCCGATGCTTCAAGCCACGGTCTCACTTTTGCTCCTTTCGAAGATGGCGCTCCCGGTGGGTGTCACACCCACGTCTCTTCGGGGAAACCGAAGTGTCCTAGCCTAGACGACAGGAGCAGAGATGGCGCAGGGGCCTCATTGCCTGCTTAGTGCACCTACGGTCTTTACCAGTTCAACTCCTTGAAGATGAACTGGAAAGGCGACCGACCCGATACTGAACGGCTGGACACGTTTCCCCACTACGGTCCGGGCTCGCGGCTCTCGGTAATGAACCGAGTGAGTGGCACTCCTTCCGCCGTCCGCCCACATTTCTGCTGCCGTCCACATTGGTGTACCGTTGTGTCCCTCCCCGGCCACGGTACAAGAGCCGGTTCGCGGGAGCATGTGTTCCTGTTTCCTCGCTCGCTCTGGGACTCCCCGGGGTTGCACCGGGATCGACACGATATTCCCCGGTAGCGACCCGGGTACGCTTCGCGTGACGGCGGTCCTGCCGCTCCACGAATCCCACAACTTGGGGGGCTATCCAGTTACGCCGGTAACCCCAATCACACGCACCGCCTCCGCCCGGGGAGGCACTCCACACACGACGTGCAGCCGCCGTATGCTGCCGACTCGAACGGCACCCTTCACCAAATCTCGGTGAGCGAGCGGGAATCGAACCCGCCTGACCTACTTCGTCTTCAGCATCTCCTCGATGCGGAGGACGTGAGTGAACGTTGAGTCCTGTGTGGCAACGCCCTCGGCGGGCAGATGTTGATTGTGACGCAGATGGGACTCGCGGATGACCATGAACACGATGAAGACGACGGCAGCACCGAACACAAGGCCCATCGACTCAACGAAGTCGGGACGCCTCACCGCTTGCCCGCTTCCAGAATCGGAAGCCCTGCCTCAGTCGGCACGTAGATCACCTGCGGTGCAGACTTCGCTGACTCCAGTCCCTGAATCCACAAGTACTTCAGGTAGTCCTCGTTACCCTTGAGCGAGTTGCCAAGGATCACGTTGGCCTGAGCCGCACCCTTCGCGCGCTCGACATCGGCCTGCGCCAGCAGCGACGCCGATTCCAGCTTGGCCTTCGCCTCCTGCACTGCAACCTGCTTGCTGAAGTTGGCCTGCGCCAACTCCGCCTCACCCGCCATCTTCGCGCTGTACACGTTGTAGCTGGGGCAGCCCCAGAGACCGATCGCGGTCGCACCAATGACTAGGATGAAGATGGCTGCGGTGACGATGCCAGTTCCCGTTTCCACGTTTGCTCCTTTGGTTGGACTTCAACTCTACACGTTTCGCGGCGCGTCGTCAACAACTTTCGCCGATGGACCTTCGCCGCCCGGCCCACACGCCTCGTCCGGCAGCCAGTCCGGCCTGATCTGGGTTCCGTCCCAGTGCACCTTCCAGTTGTGACCCCGGGCGAGCATGGCTAGAGCGCCCGCCGTCCAGTTAGCTACTTGACCACGCCATGACACAGATAGGACCGGGAACCCCTTGAAAATACCCACCTTACGCTGACGGAGTCCCGGCCTTGAGGTACTCCAGAAGTGCCCTGATCGGTCCATGAACAGGGTGGGGAAGGGAACGATCGCGTACAGGTTGATCCGGCCGTCGTGTTGCTTCGCTGTGCGGCGCGGCTTATAGGGCTTCACGTTCTGGACTTGTCAAGAAACGACCTCCTGCTTGTGTAGGTGAAACCTATCCCTTACAAAACCCCAAACCCCTGATGGAGCGCGGACTCCGCGTCTCCCTGCGCCTTGCTCCGGACGCTCGCCGCTCCCTATCATAGGGCGCGAAAAAGCGCAACGACGAACAGGACCGCCCCCGCCGCCAGCAGCGTGCCGACGACAGCGAGCACACCCATGCCGATCCAGAGGATAGAGGTGATGAGGAGCTTGAGGAGGAACCGTCTCACCGGGTCTTCCCGCGCTGACCCCCAAGGATCATCCCCAGCCGTCTGACCTCACGCTCATGGTCACGAGCGAACTTGACGAGCTTCTTGAACTGTGCTTCGATTTCGAGCCCTCGCGGGCTTCCGTCTTCGGGGTCGCCCCACACTGAGTTGTTCAGGACAGCCTCGTCCACGAACTGCGCCAGTGCCTCGATGTTGGGGAACTTGCGGGCTTTCACATGCGCTCCCATCTCAGCCAGTGCATCGGAGCGAAGGCAGCGAGGATTGTGTAGCTGGAGAACGGCATGTACTCCGATCCCTCCACCATCTTCCGAACCTCCAGTGCTCCACCGTGTGTGATCACGGGTGTGTTGATATCGGTGAACTCCCAGACCTTGCTGGTGCTGATGACTCGCGCGTTCACTTGACCACCAACCAGAACTCTTTCACGTCCTTCAGGAACTTCTTCTTGGCCCTTGCAGCCCGTGCGATCTTCAGCGTCTCAGCCAGTGCAGCCTTGCGCTCCGGGCTCAGTGGTTTCATCACCCGCTTCTTCTTCGGCTCTGGTCGTGCCGCGACCTCAGCCTTCTTCACTTCCTGAATCTCCCCAGCCTTGGGGCAGTTCGGAGCGGTGTGCCCCGGCTCCCGGCACAGTGAGCAGGCCCGCCCCGACGAGGGAGAAGCCGCTGCCGCCAAGTCCTTGATCTTCAGCTTCCGGACGATGGTGCCCCGGGCAGCGTCGTGCTCATCCGCTGCTTCCAGCTTCAACTCGTCCGCGTGCTCGATCAACCGGTTCATCACAGCGTTCACCGGAGCGGTGATCCGCCGCAACTCTACCAGAAGCTCGGTCGCTGCGTCAAGGAGTGCCTTACGGTCTTCAGTTGCGCTCATTCTTCCTCCGTACTCTCCGGGTCAACATCCCGAACTCCAGTCGATCTGCCGTTCCGTCACCAAGAGGATCGGTCTTCGGAACGTGGACCCGCTCCTGCCCCGACTCTCGCATGTACTGCCGCGTGATGGCGTCATCCGGCACATCATCCCACGACCCACCGAACGGTGCACGTGGTTGCCTGTCGAAGTTCGGGATGTCTCCATCCTCGTCGTACCCCTCGACGGGTCGCGTCATGATCTTCTCGCTCTTGTTCCACACGTACCGCTGCACCGCTTGGAGGCTGCCGAGAATCCGGATAGCTTCCACCGTCAGCGGCTTCTCTCGTGCGGCTGCGTCCGTGACCAACGTTCCATCGGTCATGAAGCAGTCCACAAGATGGTCGAGCACGTGAGCTTCATCGCTCGTAAACTGGCGTATTGTCATCGTCGTCGTCGTCTCCGTAGGTATCGGGATCGCGCCCATGTTCCTCCAACTGCTCCACGATCTTCCGAAGTTTCTCGTGTGAGATCGTTTCCATCACGACGACAGCCCGACTCGGTGGCAACGGACGTTTGTGGTCGGCGGCCTTCATGTACTCCTTGACGTACTTGTACGGCGGACGACTCCAGCCCATGACTGCGAACTGCACGGGCGTGGCGTACGGTGAGTGGTCGTGGTTCGGGTCTCCACACGGCATCGGGAACACCCGGATCAGCATCATCGGTGGGCTCACCGCCAGAACACGGATCACCGTTCCTTCGAACGTCTTGTCCCGCTTCGACGCGAAGTGCCCACGCGAATCAGTTCCAGTGATGAGTGGCCCCTGTACACAGATCAGGTACTCACCCACTCTCACGTCGTCGAGAGATTCTATCACAGTTTGCCCCCCTGCGCCAGCATCTCATCTTTCCCGATGACTGCCACGTAGAACCACGACCGCTTCGGGACTTCGATGTCAGGGAACATCTTCGTGTCGTTGAACTCCTTGACGATGGCAACACCCACGTTGATCGGAACCTCGACGCCCACGAGACGCATCGCTGCGTCGTTTTCCCGGTGACCATACAGTCGCACCGGATGGCTCTCTTTGTTACGGCGTGGGTTCTTCGGGTTCTCGACACCGATGACCTTGATGGTCACTGGGTCAACTATCGGTGGGTCGCTGAATAGCATCGGTCACCTCCGCCCTACCCCGAACTTTGCCCGCGTGAAAGAACTTCATCATGAGTGACGTAATCTTGGCTGCCTTCGTCACCGTCCGGTCGTTGTCGTTGTCGAGGATACTCAGAACGGTCCGCATTGTCGCCTCGATAACAATCTCTGTGTTCCGGCGTGATGGGCCGGGTGTCAAGTCCTGCTCGTACCCTTCATACATCACATCGCTCCCGGGTCGCGATACGGAACTGTCTTGGTCTCGTGCAGGGCCGGATGCACCCCGAACTTCTCGATGAACCACTTGATGCCCCTGCGCTTCGCACGGCTGCGAGGGACAAGCACGAACACCTGTGCGTCGTTCTCACGGCTGTTCGTCCACTGGTACTTCCACGTGAACACCTTGTGTTCCTCGGTGCCGTCTTCGACCTCGATGAACCGGCCAGTCATCGGCCCACCTACGAGCTTGACTCTCATCACCCCTCCATCTTGTCGCGCAGCCGTTCGAGATACACCACGTTGTCGAAGGCTCGTATGATCTCGGACCAGAACTGACAGTCCTTCACGTGCGCTTCGTACCGTGCCCACAACTCCTCAGTGATGTACATCCCCTCATGTGGGCTGTCTGGGTCCATCTTCATCATCGAGAAATGACCATCCGTGTAGTCGATTCGGACCTTCACCAGTCTGTGTCCTCCTGTCGCATCAAGTCGAGGTTGATCTGCACCTCAGTCATCGGCTCGGACGCCGCCCCGAAGGCTTCCCACGTATGGATGAGCATCTTGTTCCCGGGACGCAACGTGATGTACACGTTAACCCCGGCGAAGTTCACGATGCGTGTGTCGTGGTGTTTGTCCCACGACGCGGCTGTCATGGTTGCTTTCACTTGGGCCTCTCAGTAAAGAAAAGAGTCATCGGAGGGCTCCGCGTAGACTGTGAAGCGAATCAGGGCGGTAGCTACCCCGATAATGATGACACCAAGGACGGTGACACCTACCAACGGGTGATCGGCCAGCCACTCGATCCCATACGTCAGGACCGTAGCTCCGACCACGATACCTACGAGTGTTAGGAACGACTTGAACCAGACGTTCACGACCGAGTTCCCCATCGGTGTAGGTCGGCAAGCATTTCCTTGATGGCCTCATGGAGTTCGACCAACGTCTGCTGACTCCCCACAAGGTCTCTCCATTGCCCACTAGCATTCGACCGGAAGTCTCCACCAGACGTGCGGATCACAACCACCGATCCGAATGTGACTTCAATCGAATCGGCAAACTGCTTACGGGCGACGCTCACTTAGAAACCCCTCTCTTGGCGATGCGACCTCGACGCCACTCGCTGTTACGGAACGCGGACTCCCACGTCATACCACGGCCGATGGTTGTCTCGGCCTCACCGATCTTCCATACCATGCACGGGAACCCCGGCGCTTCGAACGCGCTGATGGTACCCATCTCGCCGAACACCTCGCGAGCTTTGATGACTGCTTCCTGTCTGGTCACTGAATCACCGCCAGTTGCTCGTGCACAGTAACTGCTTCCGCCCACCCACGGAGCACGAGCCGGGGCTGCGTCTTGTTGTACTTCGTCTCAACGGGCACGAGGCACTTGACATCCTTGACCGGGATACACACACCCCGGTAATG